CCCTTATATTGCAAGGTATGTTACTCAAGACCAATTCATTGCTTTAGGTACTGCAATAGTTGGTATTATTATTGCTATCGTTTCCAGTTATTACCCTAACACTTTCAAGTTCTTAAACAATGATAAAAGTAATGCAGAATACTTGAATGAAGTGTTTGGTATTGATGAAGTTTTGAATGATGAGTATGAGGCAGATATCGATGACTCTGAAACCTAATGAGTCTTGTCCGATGGAAACTCGTATCGTTCGTTTGGAAACGGAGCAAGAGATGTTGAAGGATGATGTGTCTGATTATAATGTTGCTCTTCGTGAGAATACGAAATCGTTGAGAGAGTTGACTGAATGTATGGTTAGGCACGATGAGATGTTGAAAGAGAATAGTAAGGATTCTGCGACAAGGAATGCTATCTTGACTGGTGTTGCAGTTGGGATAGTGGTTATGCTTGTTGATGGATTAGTACACTTAATATAATCATATTATATTGGTAGGAGATGATGATATATGATGGATGAAGAGAATAAAGTGCCTTGGGGCAATAGTGGTAAACTCACGAAGGCAAGGTGTGAGTTCATTTGTGAGAACCTTCGGAAAGGCAATTATCTTTCCACTACTGCAAGGGCTTGTGGAATTCATATAAATACTTTGAATAATTGGATTAAAAGAGGAAAGAAGGGCGAAGAACCTTATGCAACCTTTTATGAGAGAGTAGAACAAGCCGAAGCCGAAGGCGAACTACGGTCAATGTCTATTATTGATGAGGTCGCATCTACTGGGAATTGGTTAGCATCGGCTTGGAAATTAGAGAGGAAATATCCTCAAAGGTTCGGTAAGAAGGATAGAGTAGAATTGGGGGGTGATGAGGACATTAAGATTGAAATACAATCCAAGAAATCACCTTACAAGATGGCTACTGATGAGAGAAAACTTCTTGAAGAAGATGAGTGATACTTATGTCTACTATCCAATGGAAGTTAACAGAGAAACAAGAGCAGTTTATTTGGGATAAGCATAAATATTTGCTTGTTGAAGGAAGTGCAGGGAGTGGTAAGACCATATTTGCAGTTCATAAGGTTATTATTTATGCTTTGACTCATAAATCGGCTCGTATAGGTGTTTTTAGGCAAACCCTTCCTTCTTTGCGACAGACTGCTTGGTTGGAGATTCGTGAAGCCTTGGATAATTATGGCATACCTTATAAGGAAAACAAATCGGAAGGAGTTATGACCTTCCCTAACAAATCTACAATCACATTCAAGTCCACAGATGATATGCAGAAGATTCGTAGTATGAACTTGGATTATGTGTATGTGGAACAAGCCGAAGAGATAAGCAAGGAAGTTTTCCAAGAATTGGAGTCAAGGGTTCGTGGAAAGGCAAGTATGAAGGATTATGGTCAATTATTGTTGGTTGTAACTCCATCCACAAAGTCACATTGGATTTATAAGCGATTCCATATGCACAAGGATGAAGATGATGTGCAGATAATTCGTTTCCATTATACTGATAATAGTTTCGTGGGCGAAGAGTACATTAAATTGGCAGAGAATCGTAAGAAGTACGATTATAGCAATTATCTTCGCTTAACACTTGGTAGGTGGCAAGATACTGGTGGTTTAGTGTATACTCATTATGATATCAAATCTTCACCTAAAGGGTTTGAATATTATACTGGTGGTTTGGATTTCGGTTTCAACAATCCATCTGCTTTTGTCTTATTAGGTTGGCTTGATGGTGAGTGTTATGTTGTTGATGAAATTTATGAATCTCATTTGGTTAATCATCAACTCATCGGTAAGGTCACTAAATTACTTCGTAAGCACGGATTAACTCCTAATAGTCTTGAAGCAGTCTATTGTGACTCTGCAGAACCCGACCGTATACAAGAGTTTATGGATTATGGTTATAATGCTTTAGGGAGCATTAAGAATGTTGAAACAAAGATTAATGCAGTAAAAAGTTGCAGATTACATATTTATCCCCATTGTGTGCATACAATACAAGAGATTGAATCTTATTGTTGGCAGAAGGATAAGGATGGCAATGACTTGGACAAGCCAGTTAAGATTGGTGACCACCTAATGGATGCGATTGGATACGGCATTTACGGAACAGTTGGAATTTTAAGCCCTTCAAGGTATGAAACAGAAGAAGCACATATTTACACTTATTAAAAATGGAGATGGAGGTGATATGATGGGTATTTTTGAGAGAGTGGCGAAAGCCAGTCAAACACTATTGAATAATGCTTACCCTAATGAGATTAGGGATGCAGATAAGGTTGATGAACCAAAGAATCGTAATTGTGAAGCCGTGGATTTGTATAAGGCAACTCCATCTCGTGTAAAGGATACTGTTAAGAATAGGCGATTTGGAGCGACTCACGATAGCCAAGTCCAAGGTATTCTGATGGATTTGATGACCAAGACCAATACTAAATGGTACTTGGAAGGTGATAATGAGAGAGCCATCAAGCATATTGAAGAGATGTGTGAAGAGTGGGATTTGGATACTCACATTGATGATGCCTTATGGAAGGGTTTCGTGGATAGTCAAGCCTTCCGTTATGATAGGGTTGTTGAGAACCATATCAGACCGAATTTTCTTGCTTATGATGGTTCTGATTTCAAGATTAAGGAAGTGTATGATGAGAATGGTGAATTGTTAGGTTATAAGCAAGTCATTAAGAAGAATGCTCGTACTAATAAGGGTTGGCTTCGCAAGAAGTTTGATGAACTGGAAGAAGACTTGGATGAATTGGAGATTTCATACACGGCAGATGAGATTTGCCATTATAAGTATATGGAGAGAGATGGGAAGCCTCATAGTTTGATGAGTTCTGCCCTTGAGCCTATATATTATAAGAGAATATTAAGGGAACAGATGCCGTTGACTGTGTATAAGAACAGTAATATTATCTCTGTTACCGTTGGTAATGAGAATAAGATGAGTTTCAACTTATCTGAAGAAGAAAGGGATAACATTGCAGATGCAGTTAACGATTATCACAAGAAAGGTTGCATTATCTTGCCGTATGGTGTTGAGGTGGAACTCTTGAAGGGGGGTACTCTCCCACAAATCCAAGATTACATCAAATATTTTGAAAAGGAGATTTATACTGCCTTGAATACTCCTGAAGCCGTGTTTTCAAGCGAATCAAGTAACCGTGCGACTGCAGATATCCAATTAGACAGTCCTACTACTGGTAGGGTGGTCTTCTTACAATACAATCAAGATTGGGTCGCTAAATATGTGAATGACTTGTTTGCGAAGGAATTGGCTTTGCAACACATCAACGGTAAGGTTTGGATTGAATTTGAGATGCAAAACCAATCCGATGAGGAATTGCAACAAGAAGAGTCTGATGATGAGTCATTGCATAAGCCTATAAGGAAGAAAGGTCAAGAAGACCAAGATAGGACTGATTCAACAAGGATTGCAAGAGATGGTCAGAATCATCGTAAGAACCACGATGTTCCGAACATTACAAGGGAGCAACCAAGGTATAATCGGTAGGTGAAGTGTTATGGCAGATTTACTTACTGATTTAGCCGATTTGTTCAATTATGAAGAGTATGAAGGCGATTTAGATGAGAAACAGTATGGTTTGGCAATAATGATGCTATTGCAAGACTTTTGCAAGAAGTACAATTCTAAATCATATAATTATATTATAAAGCATTTCGATGATGATTGCAAGAAACTTGAAGAAAAACTTTTGAAAGAGAATAATAAGCAATTTGAGAAATACGAACAAGCAACAATCCGAAAGGAATTGTTAGGTCAAAATATTCCCCAAAATAAGCATAAAGATGTAGATTTAAAGTATGATGTTAAAATCACGAAGAAAGTAGTGGAAACAACTATAAAGAACACTATACAAGCCCTTCGTGATGAAATACAATTGAATATTCAAGTGGTGACTGATAGGAATGATGAAGATTCCTTTAACCTTGCACCGAAACTTCGTGATACTGTCAAAAGGATAAAGAGAGCAGTAAGTTATGGGGCGAATGTGCAAGTTCAGAAGATTCGCAGAGCATCATATGAATATCATTATGGTGAGAATGCGAAGTATTACTGGGTCACCAAGGGAGATGATAAGGTCTGTGCTTGGTGCAGACAACAAGAGAAACAACCACCACGAAGAATGGCAGATTGGGAACTAGACCATCCACACGGTAGGTGCAGTTTCAGACCATCAAATGATGAAGCGACTGATGATTATGTTATGGTGGTGGAAGGTGGTCATAGATGATTAAATTATGGAGTATTGGTCAGTATGATTATAGTGATACTGGGGTGGATAAGCCAGTGGTGTATAATCAAGAGTTTCTGCGAAGGATTGCAGAAGATACTGGTCAGATTGATATAACTGATGAGCATACTGATACTATATTGGGTTCTATTAGTGATTTTGAGTTTAAGGGTGGTGCTTTGTATTGTGATGTGCCATCTACTCTTGATATTACTGGGAAGGGTTTGAGTCCAGTCTTTGATTGTGATTTAGTGGATAAGGGTAACTATTATGAACCAATCAATTATAGTATGACTTCTGTTGGCTTGACAGAGAAGCCAAGGAGTCAAATATTGTATAATAGTGTGCAAGTGGTAGGAGATGATAATGTGAGTGATGAATTGAGAATGATGCTTGACAAGAAAGAGGAAACCATTGCAGAGCAAAGGGAGGAAATCGGAGTCTTGAACAAGCAAATGGAAGAGTTAAGACAGAAGGTGCAAGAAAATGAAGCGACCAGTAAGGATTTTGCTAAATTGCAAAAGGAGTATGATAGTCTTGTAGCGAAATCTGAAGAGTATAAGGTGGTTGCAGATAAGTTTGAGGCACAAGAGAAGGCTCGTAAAGATGAGTTGATTAAAGAGATTTGTGGTGATGACCCTAAAGGAGTGGAAATGTTCAGTAAGCATTCTGTTGAGGAATTGGAGTATATGAGAGATACTAAAATCATTACAGAACCTAATAAGGGTGTTAATGCAGATACTGTCATTACTGATGAGAAGGGTGATGCCGAAGAGAATGATGAAGTTGATAAATATTCTGCAGAATATTTTGAACAATGGGAGAAAGAAAATAGTAACTGGTAGATTGTTATTGTCTTTCCCATTAAATTAAAAATTTAATTTAAAACAATATAAAAGGAGTTAAGAAATTATGGCAACCGATAATATAATTGGTACTTTCTTTGAGAAGTCAGAAGGAAGAGCATATGAGTTGAATGAAGGAAATGTTTCTATTGATACTGGTTATTCCACTATTAATGGTGCTAAACAGACTTTTTTCAAGTTTGCGAACCCAGTTGAGGCAGAAAACTTTTTGGAGTTTGATTTAGCAAATGGCGAATTATTAATGAAAGGAGCGACCACTAAAGCGACCCACATCACAATGTACGATGCAGAGTTCCCAAGTGGGTCTTATCCTACTGCTCCAGTCACCGATGGTTCTTACAAGAGATTTGTAACTGCATTTAAACTCAAAACTGGTGAATTGCAATTACCACTTGCTGATGATAATGTGGCTATCACAAGTGGAGATTACTTATGCTTGGATGCTTACAATACTGGACTTGATAAGTATACTGGCTCTACTGCAACTATGAAAGTATGTCAAGCACTTGAAAGCAAATCTGCAAATAGTGGTGGATATATTTTATGCTACTTGCATAATGAAGAAATACCCTTTCTTGAATAGTTCTGATAGTGGTTCTGATAGTCCATAGTGGAGAAAGAATTACCTAATCCGAACCACCCAAACTCTATTACAATAAAATAAAGAACATTTTAAAAACATTATGAAAAGAAAAATTAAGGAGAATATGATAATATGGTAGATGCACTAACTAAAGTTAATGATGAGTTCCATAGTGGACTCTATACTGCGAAAATAAGGAAGGATACCTTCGGAAAATTCAATTTAGCAGGTTTCTTCCCAGTAGAGAAGGTAAACAGTAAGCAAATCACAATTACAGATGTATGGAAGGGTGAAGAAGCCGAAAATCAAGTAAAAGGAAGAAAGAAAAAGTTAATGCCTAAAGGAACTGGTCTTCGTAGAGTAAGATACTCTGAAGTAACTCCAGAGGGTTTCAGACTCGAACAATACGGAATAGAGTTAGAAGTCGAAATGAAAGACTTATTGGAAAGGAATTTATCAGTAAACGATATGATGACCCCTATTTCCGATTATCTCGCACAAGAAATCGATAACAATGTATACCAATCTGCAGTAGAAGTCGCAACCGATGAATCCACCAATTACGGATTAACCAACAACTGGACTTCATCTGAAATCAAAGACATCATCGCAGACATCACAAAAATCAAAAACAACAAATTATACGAAGGCTACAACATAACCAACATCGCATTAGGAATGGAAGCCCTAACCGAATTACAAATCAAAGCAGAAGTACAAGGAATGGAATACACCTTCCCAAAAACTGGATTAAACCTTAACAATGCATTTGAATTAGGTGGATTAACCTTCAGTTGGGGTGGAAAAACAATGGATGGAAAAGAATTATTAGCATTCTGTACCGATATGCCATCCTTACAAATCTTCTACCTTGATTACTTCAACCCATATGTAAGAAAAGTGCCATCAACTGGCAATTACGATAAATATATGCCATTAATCAATGTACTCAAGTACGATGACTCCGACAGAGAATCAGAACCATTAATCAAGTTCCAATTCACTACTGGTGTCGGTACTTTCCCATTAGAGAAAGGTAAAAGAATGGTAAAAGTTGAAGATGTATTAGGAAACTAAATAGGTTTCCTATTTTTTTTTAAATTTTTGGAGGACAAAATATGGATAATACAATGGAAGACTATTATAAAGTTCTCCAATACTTGAGAGAAACACATATTGACCGAAGATACCCATATGAGTTTGAATACATTGATTATGTTCTTCCTAAAGAGCAATGCGAACTTGTAGAAGAGCATCATAGTGATTTCAGTAACAGTCTGAAGGTAACTGACATTTCTGAAGGTCAGAAGGTAATGATTCAGTTGCCAGTTGTAAGGGATTATGTTGATATTGACACTTTTGAAATATTGTTTTATAGTGACTCTGAAATCTTGCCAAGTGATATTGAGATTGGGTTCTCAAATACAAGAAGTGGTGTAGTAAACCAGTTAGTCTTGACTGAAGATGACATTTACAATGAGGACTCTTTCATTTCTGAAGAAGGCTACTCTCAATTCAAGTATTTGGTTCGCAAGACCAATACCAAAATGCAGAAAAAGAGTCGAAAAATCAGTTCTGTACATTGCATCAACATCAAATTCAACAAGCCAATTGATGAAATTTACATCAGTAACTTGGTTGCAAGGACAGACCAGTTCAATCTTACTCTTGAAGATTTGGATGAGCAAATGATTATGG